AGGGCAAGACCGCCACGGATGCCTACGTCTCGGGGACGCGCGGCTTCCTCTACTGCCCGCTGCCGGGCGACGAGCTGAACATGCTCGTCAAGGACCTGGTGGGCACGGCCGACACCCACACCATCGGCGAGCGCTACACAGTCGAGCACGGCTCCGGCAAGCTGATCACCCAGAGCACCTCGGCCAACGCGGCTCCCTTCACCGGGATGGAGGCCACCGCAGGGCTGGCAGCCGACTCGCTGGTCTGGGTGATGCGCAACGTGTTCTAAGCGAAACGATCACTGACCGATCCTCAAGGGATCAAGAGATAACCCAAGGAGAAAGCATGTTTATCAACGATTTCGTGGTCAACGGGGTTGGGATCGGCCAGACAGCCGAGACGCTGAACAGCTGTCGCTTCGATCCTGGCCTGCTGCGTCCCTACATCGAGACGCACCCCAACAGTCCCATGCGTGGGCGACCGGTCGCCGAGATGAAGACCGGTCGCATGCTCTTCAACCACAACACCAACACCTACACCCCGGAGGTTCGCAAGTTCCTCATCAGCGACCTGCAGGCACGGGGCATCAACTCGCCGGTGTTCAATGCCACCTCCCTCCGCAAGGAGGAGTGGATCGAACTTGACCGGGTGATCCTGCGTGCGGCGCGCTTCCGTCTGCGGGCCTGGGCTGACCTGGCCACGGCCAACAGCTTCGGCGGCTTCAACGGCATGTCCAAGCTCATCCTCGAGCACGAGACGATGGCGGATCCCGGCGAGGCCATCGTGGACATGGATGGCCTGACCGAGGGCCGCTCGGACTCTCCCCTCTTCCAGCTGGAGGGATTGCCCCTGCCGATCACCCACGCGGACTTCTGGTTCTCCAGTCGCCGCCTGGCAGTGAGTCGGAACACGGGTACCCCCCTGGATACCGTGATGGGTGAAGCGGCCGGTCGCCGCGTGGCCGAGACCATCGAGAAGACCACGATCGGCATGACGACGGGCATCACCTACGGTGGCAACTCCACGCAGGTGGGTGGCTACGGTCGCACCAGCCAGGTCTACGGGTACATCAACTTCCCGTATCGCCTGCTCAAGACCAACCTGACCATCCCGGCTGGTACCAACCCCGAGGCCACGGTCAACGACGTCCTGAACATGCGGGACCAGCTGTACGCCAACAAGTTTTATGGCCCATTCATGCTGTACCACAGCAATGACTGGGATAAGTACATGGACAACGACTACGCCCGGGCCGTGGTCGGTGGGACCTCGATCGCTACCAGCAAGACGCTGCGGGAGCGGTTGCGAGACATCGAAGGGATCATGGACGTCAAGCGTCTGGACTTCTTCTACGGCTCCCAGCCGTCGAGTTCCACCGGTCCCGGCACTGACACCGACGTGTCACCGGTCAAGGCATTCCGCCTGCTCATGGTGCAGATGACTCCTGACGTGGCCCGTGCGGTCAACGGCATGGACATCACCACGGTGCAGTGGGAGGCAGTCGGTGGCATGAAGCTCAACTTCAAGGTGATGGCGATCCAGGTGCCGCAGCTGCGAGCGGACTACTACCACAATTGTGGTATCCTCGATGCCACCACAAGCTGAGTAACGAGTTACGACGATCTCCTCCTCGTGGAGAACCACCAGTGGTTACAGACTGGAGAGGGGTGCGAGACCCCTCAACGCTAACATCCTCAAGAAAGGAACGCGCTATGAAGTTCAGACTCTTGAACGGCAAGTACATCGGCAACGATCGCCAGGGCAACGAGCGGGTGTACATGGCCGGAGTGCCAGGTCGAGACGTCATCGACACGGACATCGACCTGAAGAAGTACGACTTCCAGGGGTTCACCCCGAAGTTCGAGCGAATCATCGAGGGACAGCCGGAGCCCACCGACCCCTACGCCACGGCAGCGGTTCAGCAGGCAGCTCCGGTGGCGGTCGCCGAGCTCCCAGACTTCAACAAGATGAGCCTGGAGCAGCTCAAGGCATACGCCAAGGATGAGGAGATCCCTCTTCCCAACAGCAACAAGCGCGAGGACTTGATCAAGTCCATCAAGCTGCAGTACGGGATCGGCTGAATCAACCTCTTGCTGCTGTGAGGTAGGAGAATGCCGCGCACCACCAGTGCACTTGTCCAGGGAGTCCTGGCCCCGGGCAAGGATTACGACCTGGTCAATCAGCCCGATTTGACGCCATTCATCGCGACTGCTTCCAGTCTCGTGGATCAGGTGGTGTCGCTGGCGTTCTCCAACCGTGGCTTCTTGATCGATGGGAACACGGCGGAGCTTATTGAGAGGTGGCTGGCAGCCCACTTCTACTGCGTATCGGACCAGACCTACCAGAGCAAGAGCACCGCTGGGGCCAGCGCCTCCTTCCAGGGACAGGCGGACATGGGACTGGAGTCCAACCGCTACGGGCAGTCGGCCGTGCGAATCGACTGGACTGGCACGCTCAACGCCCTGAACAAGCAGCTGCTGCCGACGGGATTCTGGGCTGGCAGACCCCCCAGCGCCCAGACGCCATACGTCGACCGCAACTAAGGGGAGCCGTGTATGCCGTTTCAAGAGGTAGCCTTCCTCGAGCAGACGGCTCTGCTGTGGGCTGCGAGCGGGGTCGACCGCTACGGCCAGGTGACGGTGCTGCCTCCCGTAGAGATCCCGGTGCGGTGGCTCACGAAGAGGCGCGAGGTGCTGGACGCCAAAGGGAACACGATAGCGCTCGACGCCCAGGCGGTAGTCAGGCAGCGGATCGCGGTAGGGAGCCACCTGTGGCTGGGCAACCTGGTCCAGTGGTACGGCACGGGGACGGGATCGAGCCTGGCGGACGAGGAGCTCATGGAGGTCAAGACCTACGACGAGACGCCCGACCTGAAGGATCGCGGAGTGTTCCGCATCGTGGGGCTCATGAGGCTGCACCAGGCACACTAGAGGGATCGCCTTGGCAGACATCAAGGGACTGGAGAGCCTGAACCGCAAGCTACAGGCCAGAGCAGCGCAGGCTGTGAAGGACTCGGATGTGGAGGTAGTGGTGGGCTACACCGCAGCCTACGCCCTGTATGTCCACGAGGACGTCGAGATGAAGCTGGCTGGCAAGTCTCGTCCCAGCGGTCGCGGGGTGTACTGGGGCCCCTCGGGTCAGGCAAAGTTCCTGGAGCAGCCAGCGCGGGAGAAGAGGGATCGGATCGCGGAGATCGTGCGGACGGCCTTTCGGCAGAAGAAGACAGTGGCCCAGTCCCTCCTGCTCGGTGGCTACTTCCTCCAGAGAGAGAGCCAGAAGCTGGTGCCGGTGGAGTTCGGAGTACTGAAGAACAGCGCCTTCACCCGGCTCGAGGGTGCCAGCGCAAGAAGACAAGAGGGCAACCAGGCGGGCAATGAGTAACTCCTTGAGACACTCGCCAGCCGATATCGTGCGGCAGGTGCTGATCGACGTAGGGCTGGGGACGGACCCGGACTTGGTCCCTCTCCAAGCATGGCCGGTGTATGTCGGCAGCGAGCCCACCATGCCGGACGACTGCATCACTGTGTACAACACGGCTGGTGTGGTCGACGGTAGGTCGATGCCCGACGGCGAGATCCTGGAGCACAGGGGGTGGCAGGTGCGGGTGCGGGCGCTCGACAACCCCACCGGCTACCAGAAGATGGACGACATCAGGACGTACATGTCGGAGGTGGCGGTGCAGGTAGTCACTACGATTGCGAGCATCCGCTACCTGGTGTTCTGCTTCGCCAAGTTCGGAGACATCCTGGACCTGGGCAAGGACGTGCCCACGAGCAAGCGATCCCTCTTTACACTCAACGGACTCTGCCCGATAAGGCAGTTACCATAAGTCACTACCACATAAGGAGTTACGACTATGTCGGCCCCAGCAGTTACCGCAAGAGTGACGCCGAACGGCTTCAAGATGCCGGACGGCTTCAAGGCTCTGTATGCCTTCGCAAGCGATCCCTCGATCCAGCTGTGGGAGCGCGGGGTCAAGCCACCCGGCATGGACGGCGGCGAGGGCATCGACACCACCACCCAGCACAACGTCACCTGGAGGACGAAGGCTGCCCGGCACCTGAAGACCCTCACCGAGGGATCCTTCACCTGCGCCTACGACCCGGACAGCTACAACAACCTCCTGAACCTGGTGAACCACGAGGAGGCTGTGACCTGCCACTACCCGGACGGCAGTGCGGTGGCCTTCTTCGCCTTCATGCAGAAGTTCGAGCCCTCCGAGCTGAAGGAGGGTGAGTTCCCGGAGGCGACGGTCACCATCACGCCCACCAACTGGGACCCGGTGGGATTCGTCGAGGCCGGACCGGTGTTCGTACCCGCTGGCGGTACGTAAGAAGAGGGATCGCCCCGCAACCATTCCACGAGGAGAGTGAATCATGGCTTACGAGGAACTGGACTTCTCAGGCATCGAGCAGCTAAGCATCCCGGTCAGAGTACGAGACAAGTGCTACGTGCTCCACGATGCCAGCGGAGATGCGGCAGCCAAGCACCGCAACGCCGTGCTCAAGTACACCAAGCTGGGGGCCGACGGCAGACCCACCTTACTGGAGGGAGTAGCCGACACGGAGCCCTACCTGGTCTCGATGTGTCTGTTCGAGCTGGTGAAGGCTCCGGACGGGACCGAGAGGGAGGCTCCGGTGTCGATAGCGACCATCCGCTCCTGGCCCCAGCGCGTGCAGTCGAAGCTGTTCGAGAAGGTGAAGGAGATCTCGGAGCTGAGCGAGGTCGACACGGAGGCGAGCCTCAAGAAGCAGATCGGCGAGCTGCAGGCCAAGCTGGAGAAGCTGCAGGCGCAGGGAGATCCCTTAAAAAACGCGCCAGGCGATACGACGGATGGTTTGCCCTAGCTAGCCACTTGGGGATGCCGGTGGGAGAGTGTATGGCGCGGCACACCCACCGGCAGCTCCTCACCTGGCTCGTGTGGCTGAGGGACCAGTGGAACAACCCGAGCCGAGCCGACTACTACCTGATGCGGGTGGCCCTCGAGGTGCGAGCCTCAGCGATGGCCGAGGCAGGGAGCAAGTTCTCCGGATCCCTCGACGACTTCCGCATCAACTTCAAGTGGAACGAGCCCCAGCCTGCTATTCCCCAGGAAGAGGGGGCGGGAGAGGTGGAGACCCCAGTAGGCATCCCAAGGCGGGTGCGCAAGGGAGACGCCGAGAAGATGCACCGAGCTGCGATTGAGTTCCGAGCCAGGCAGCACCGAGAGGCCATGCGGAAGAGGAACCGACAGCAATGATACCATGGTGGCAGCGACCGCTCCTTCTGCTGGAGCGACTGGTGTTCGGAGGGCTGGCGGTGATGCTGCTGGCCCCAGTGTTCATCGCCGAGTGGCTGTACTTCTTGATCTTTGACGACCGAACCATCGGTCCCGAGGAGTAGCAGTGACCCAGACCGAGCTGGAGACCCTGGTAGTCAGGCTGGTCGGTGACGCCACCGGCTACCTGAAGATGCTGAACGATGCCACTCAGAAGACCAAGAAAGTCACTGAGGAGGTGAAGAAGTCGCTCAGCCAGATCGAGAATCTCACCAAGAATTTGGAGGGATTCGCCGGTAACGCCATCAAGGTATTGTCTTCTCTGGGTGTGGCTACCTCTCTACACGGTGCTTTTGAGAAATATGCAGAGCACGAGAAGAGCGTGATCCGTCTGAAGGCAGCCATCGAGAGCAACGGCAGGGCAGCCGAGCCTGTGATTGAGAACTACGAGAAGTTTGCCACAACCATTTCCAATGTTACCCTCACAACCAAGGGTGCCACTCTGGCTCTGCTCCAGCAAGCCGAGTCGATGGGGCTGCAGGACGACCAGGCCAAGCGCGCCGTGAAGAATGCCATCGCTCTGGCATCGGCGCGAGGGATGGAGGCTGGCGGTGTACTGCGTCTCACGGCCGCACTGGAGCGCGGTGAGACCCACGGACTGAATCGGTTCCTGCGAGCGGAGCTGGCTGGGGTCAAGGAGAGCGACCGCGCTCGAGTGGCGATGGAGGCTCTGGCGAAGAAGTTCGGCGTAGCCACGGCGGAGGCCAACAGCACTGCAGGTCGTATCGAGAGATTGCACAGGTCTCTGGCAGGACTGTCCAAGGACGTCGGTGAGGTAGTCGCCAACGCCATTCGACCCTTGGTGGAGTGGGTGACAGCTGCGGTGGACGCATTCAAAGCTGCTGATCCGTCTATCAAGAAGATAGCGGTCGCCGCTATCACAGCAGCCGGAGCCTTTCTCGCCTGGAAGCCAGCAATGGCTGTTCTGGGGCCAATGGTGACTGCCTTTCTTGGTCTTCTGAAGATGATTGGTGGCTTGCCGACTCCAATTGCGTTACTGGGATCGTCTCTGTACTCCATCTGGACAGCACTCAAAGGGATCGTCCGTCTGCTCAATCCTCTGAAGGCGCTCGGACTCCTATTCAATCCCTGGGTTATTGCCATCGGTGGATTCGCGCTGCTGATCACCCCACTGATCAAGAGAATGGGTGGTCTCATAGGAGTGTGGGAGGCGATCAAGAAAACAGCTGGCGATGCCTGGGACTGGGTCACCGGGAAGATCAGCGAGTTCATTGACTGGGTTCAACCAGTTACCTTTGCTCTTGGATCCCTCTTCAGTGCAACCTGGGAGATCATCGGCACAGCAGCTACTGATACCTGGGACGCAATCAAGATGGCTCTGGGCCAGCTGTGGGACTATATCGCCTCCGTATGGAAGGACATTGTGGGTGACACGAAGGTCAACTGGAACACCATTCGGGATAACATCCGTGACGCGCTGTTCGCCGCAGAGTTCGCCATCCGCAATCTTGACAAGGTATTCGGCCTGGCTGCTACCAACATGGAGTACCAGGTGGTCAGGTTCTACAACTCGGTTGCCTACTACTTCCAGCAGGCGATCCCTGCAATCTTCAAGTGGCTGGCGGACGATGCTCAGAATATCTTCCTACAGCTGACGTACAACCTCTCCCAGATGTTCCTGAACCTCGGTCAAAACATCGTCAACATCCTGAAAAACATCCCGGACGCCATCCGAGGTCAGGGCAAGCAGTGGGAGGAGCTCTGGACCGAACCCCTGACCAAGGGATTCATCGCCATCCGCCAGGAGCTGAAGCTCCCCGAGCGAGAGATCTCCGAGGTCGAGAAGCACCTCTCAGAGAGTATGGCCGAACAGGCATCTGGTCTTGTAGAGCAGTACTCCAAGTTCCGCGAGCAAAAGCTGCAGGAACTGGGCGTCAAGCCCGACGAGGTCAACTACGTCCAGAAGAAGGCGGAGGAGCTGGGACTCGGCATCGGTCAGGCTCTGAACAAGGGTAAAGAGAAAGAGATGCACAAGTTCGACGCGGCCCTCATCGGCAGCGCCGAGGCATTCGCTCGCATCGAGAGGTACAAGGACAAGCTGGCCGGTGTGAGTGACAAGGACCTAAAGGCAGCAGGCAAGCCATCGGCCTCTATCAATAGTGCGGAGGCTAACGCCAAGATCGGCAAGCAAGTGGATCTGCTCTCCGACATCAAGGGACTGCTGAAGCAGGCGAACGACAAACCAGTCATGAAGCTCGATACCGCGAACCTGATCAGCCTATGAGCACTCAACTCGTACCTGGCGCTCGCACCTGGTCCATGACCCGGGACCTCGAAGGTCACCGCACCTACAAGGTGAAGTGGCTCGTGCGCGGGGACACCACAGACGGGCCAGCCAACGCGCTGCAGACCTCCGGCCTGGCTCTGCCCGGGGACATCTGGGTCATCGACGGCGACGTGGACGTGTGGGCCTACTGTCGGCAGGAGGCCAGTGTCAATCCCCTGATCACCAACGAGCCCAACAGCTACTTCGAGGTGGAGCAGACTTTCTCCACCAAGCCGGACGAGAAGCGCTGCAAGGACCAGCAGATCGACGATCCCTTGCTGCGTCCCCAGAACATCTCCGGTGGCTACACCAAGTACACGGAGGAGGCCACCGAGGACAGGTTCGGCGACCCCATCACCAACAGCGCCCACGAGCAGATACGCGGACCGCAGGTGGAGTTCGACCGCAATCGAGCCACGGTCAAGATCGAGCAGAACGTGCCACTCCTGCAGCTGGAGCTGTTCAACCAGATGGTGAACACGGTCAACGACGCGACGCTGTGGGGGGCTCCTGCCCGGTGCGTCAAGCTCGGCAACGTCTCCTGGAGCAAGAAGTACAACGGTGGCTGCTACGCGTACTACGAGCGCGTGCTTGACTTCGAGATCTTCATCGTAGTCGACCCGGACACCGGCGACCTGGTGAGCGGATTCGACAAGGACATCCTGGACGAGGGAACCAAGGCTCTCAACGGCCACTGGGCACACGGAGCTGGCACGGCACCGAGCCCTGGTGGCTGGGAGCTGGACAACATCGCTGGGCTGCCACCGGATCCGACCAACCCCACCCACTTCATCCGCGTGCAGGACCGCAACGGCAACACCATGCGGGTGATCCTGGACGGCTCGGGAGTTCCCTGGGATCCAGACGCCCCAGCCACGGCAGGGCCCAACAAGCCGGGATCGATCCATGTGGAGAAGTACCAGGAGAGCGACTTCCTGCTGCTGGGGATCCCAACGACATTCTGAGAGGGATTAGTATGGCTAACGAAGCTAGCATTCGCTCCAGCCTGCAGATTCGCAAGGGCAACCTGAACTACCAGGGCCAGCCCACGGCATTCCTCGGCAACGTGACCGGCACCAAGGGGCCCCTGCCCGGAGCCGTATCGGTCCCTCCCGGAGGCATCAACGTCGATCTGAGTGGCCTGACCAAGCCGGGCTACTGCAGGCTGCAGAACCTTGACGCGGTAGCGACGGTCGACTATGGGATCTGGGATGCCACGTCGAGCACCTTCTTTCCCGTGGGCGAGATCCAGCCAGGAGAGACCTACATCATCCGCTTCTCCAGGCACCTCATGGAGGAGTACTTCGGCACGGGTACCGGGGTGCTCGATCCCTCGGACCGTTTCCGCCTGCGCTCCAGCGTGGGCACGGTTGTGGTAGTGGTGGAGGCCTTCGAGGCCTGACGGATCCCCTAGAGGAGAGCGCGCCAATGGTAGCAGACGACAGGATCGACGGTCATCCCTTCGCGGAGTTTATAAAGAGGGATCGAGACCATCAGGCGGTGCTCCCCGTAGCACCCCTAGTACTCCCCAGAGAGCAGCCGAGTCCCTTGACGCACGCCAGGGTAGTGGTGCTCGATACCACCTACCACCAGGCTGCGGGAGGCTCGCCGACGGCCGTCGATCACAAGTGGTCCAGGTGGCTGGAGACCGACGAGCAGCCCTACCAGCGCAGGATGCAGGTTCAGCAGGAGTGGATTCCTCTCGACTACGGCTGGCTGACGAACGTTGGCCTGGTCATGATGCAAAACGTCGGCCGCAAGTTCCACGTCAAGCCCACCGATGCGGAGAAGGCGCTGGCTGCAAGGGATGTGGTCGAGATCGGCGCGGCGATCCCCTCCTCTCATGAGTTCGACGAGGTGCCGAGCATCAATCCCTTGTTCTGCATTCGCCCGGGTGAGTCCTTCCGAGCCGAGCCAGTCGCAGGCAGCAAACTCTACGTGCGGTCCAGCAGTGGTGCTCCGGCTACGCTGCTGGTCTTTGCTCTTCCCAGATAGTAGGGGTGGTGAGTGGCAGAGGGATACCTACTCTCCGACAGCGACCGCAAGGCGATCCAGGAGCTCTTGGACCGCGAGAGGGGATCGCGCAGCAACGCCAGCAACAATCAGGGGACTAACCCCGAGATGCAGCTGGACCACTTTGCCCCAGAGAGCTACGTAGCCAAGACACCAGCTGGCGGTATCCCTGCCATTGGAGGATCCAATACTGACTATCCAGGTAGTTCGGATCAATGCCAACTCTACCGTATTGTCAACGTCGGCCAGAATACCCAGCTACAGCTAGTTACCCGGCAGTATCAGAAGGTACTTAACCTATCGTCTACTGCTGTTCCTGGAAATACTTGGGTATTTGTACAGCGAGATAAGTTCGGTAACTGGTATGTAACAGCTATCGGCGCTACGATAGGTACGACGACTTCCACGACGAGTACAAGCACAACAACTACTACACAAGGTCCGTGTAGTGGTAGTTGCGTCTGGACCTATGGTAGTGGCACCTGGTCGCTAACGACTAATAGTTGTGGCGCTGGATGTCAGTGCCAGCAGCCGCAGTTTTGCCCGAACGTCGGTGGCTGTCCTACTCCCACGACGACTACAGGCTGTGACGTGCTCCCCGGATTTCCGCAGCCGAATTGCACGGGAACTACGAGCACTACGACTAGCACGACTACGACTAGCACCACTACGACTACGTGCGGTCCGGGATGCGATTGGCGATGTCTGCCGGGTATTGGATGGAGTAAGACATTCGACGGTTGTAACTCAAGTTGTCCTTGCACATTCCCCACTGCTCCGTGCTCTGGTGATGCAGTAGGAGCATGTAACACGGCTCATACTAGCTGCGTTACTACGCTCCCACCAACGACGACAGGATGCTCGGGGCAATGCTACTGGATATGGAACCCAGACGCGAACGGCGGTAGCGGCGGATGGTATCACAATCCCCTACATCCTGGCTCATGTAACACTGGCGCTCTTGGATGCCATTGCAGCGCTCCTAGCTATGCAGGTACGGCTTGTGCTCCGGGCATCACGAATTGCCAACAAACTACGCCCCCTCCTGGCACGAGCACGACAACGGGCTCGCCACAGACGACAACTATTCCGCCTTGTGGTCAGTGTACTGGTACTTGTATCTGGAAGGGGAACGGTAGCGGCGGTTGGATTCCAGTCAGTAGTAATTGCTGTGGTTGTGGTTGCATCTATCCCCCACCATTTGCCAGTGCCTCGTCGTGCGACATTTACCCGGAAGGATGTACGGCAACTACTAGCACTACAACAACCACTACTTCGACTACAACAACGTCGACAACCACAACCTCGACTACAACAACGACGACAACGTCGACAACGTCAACAACGACGACGACCTTTGCGCCCTGTACTATGTGCCACTGGACAAGCAACGGAACGATATGGAGCTTGAGTACAGGGTGTGGAGGTGGTAATGCTGGTAATACGTGTCAGTGTCCTCCTCCTGATCCTAGTATCCCTCAAACTAATGGCGCGGTGTTTGATACGTCGTGCACGACTTCTACCACGACGACTACGACTACGACTACGACTACGACAGCTTGTCCGACGACTACCACTAGCACTACTTCAGCGTCTTGTGGTGGTATGTACTACGCATGGACGGGAAGTAATTGGCTATTCTACCCAAGCAGTGGTAATGGTGCGCCCGGAAGCTGTAATAAGATACCAGACTATCAAGGTACTTTACCCTGTAGTCCATGTGGTGCCACTGTTCCTACACAAACCCCGTGTATACCGGGCGGTACAACCGTACCTCCCATCTTATATCGCGTTCCTTGCTCTAACTGCACTACGTCTACTACTGTAGCCTCAACGTGTGGTCAATGTTTCTGGCGATGGGATGCCGGCCAGTTCTCTGGTAACTTACCATGTGCTGGCGGAGGGGATACTGGAGGAACGTGGTCTCTACTGGCCGGGTGTGCCTCTGGCTCGTCTTGTCCTACTCCTACAGCTCCCGCGTGTTGTGGCGCTGGTAATCCTTATCAGCAGATTGTGGACCCGTGTCAAATATTCAAATTCACAAACTGCACAGGTTGCACGACTCCTGCGCCGTGCAATGGGTGCGCTGGCCCGATGCACGCTGTTTATACCATTCGCGTTAGCGGGGTTACCTGCAACTCGTGCCCTTGCAACGCCGGGTGTAACCAACTCAATGGCGTGTGGATAGTCAAGTTCAATATTGCGTGTGGATGGACTGATACCGGTACTAGCTCGAACAACTATGCGTTCTTGAATCAAGGTTCTGGCTTTAATCAAACTAACTTCTCTGTTAGAAATCAGCCAAGCGGCGGTTGCGTCGTCCAGTGGAACACGGGAGCGTGTGCGCCCATAGGAACTTTCGATCAGTTTTCTGTCAGCACTGGTAATTGCACATGTGGAGCAGGGTGTTTGGCTACTGTTAGTTAATAGGGGGATATATGTTTTTGCCGCGATTGATCATCGTCCCCTGAAATATGCGAGGCAGGTTAGATCATGGAAGGGAGTCGACCCTGAGCTTGTAATCGGTAGTACCGCCGACGAAAGCAACACTGCTCGCTAAATGACAAATGACGGTTACCCCACTTGACCGAGTAGTCGTCGATGTAGTTGAGGTAGTCATCCACCGTCACGCTCGCCTCGGGTTGTGGTGCAACGCGGGGAGCGCTAACCAAGTACAGAGACCAGGCGAGCACGAGGAAGGACAGGATTAGCCCAAGTTTTGTAGAGCCACGGCGCGATAGGGACATGGGTAGCCTCCAGGTAGGTGGGTGAGCGATTGGGTAAGCCTAACTATTATACGGCCAATATACGCCAAGTAAAGTCACGGGCAGGGTATTTCACGTAACCTTCACGAGGATAAGGAGTTAGAGCTATGGATTTGCCGAAGTTGACTATCGGAACAGCTACTTATGACGACAGCGAAGGCTTGATCTTCACCTTTCAGTCGCTCCTGCTTCACCATGCTAAGGCGATGAAAGACGTGCAACTCGTCATCGTCGATAACAACCCGGACGGTCCGCACGGGGAAGTGTTGCGGCAGTACATGAGCAATCTTGCATCGCCGGCACTCTCGCGAGAGTTGGCCGAAATGGACAATCCCGACATGCGGAACCCAGAGGTGCAGAAACGATTGAGTAGTGTTGCCGGCCGAGTTTGCAAATACGTTCCCATGAAGGGTATCCAGGGAACGGCTGCGCCACGTCAAGCCATATTCGAGGTAGCAGACGCGCCGGCAGTGGCGGTAGTGGATTGCCATATCCTTTTGGTCCCCGGTGCGGTGGAGTGGTTGCTTGCCTACTTCGGATCTAATCCACACAGTAGGAACATCATCAGCGGCCCACTTCTCTACGAAAACCAGAGTGTCAATACGCACTTCAACGATGTGTGGTCGGGCGGTATGTGGGGCAAATGGGGCTTGGCATGGGAATGTACGTGCGAGAAGTT